CATCTTCATCCAATACGACGGATGCTTTATCTGTTGGAGGATATGCAAATAAATTTAAGCCCTCTGCAAGCTCATCGTAATTAGGATTTTTTGTTATTGCATTTATATCTAACTTTTGATTTCCTTGATTGCTTAATCTTTCAAATCTATCTTTCATATTCTTTAATCTGTTATATCCTGAACCTCCTCTAACTTTTTGTAAAAGCTCATCTGCAGTATGATTCCACTTTGATTTATCTTTGAGTCCATCATGTGTTATTGGACCAGCTTTTCCTTTTTGTCCGCCTGTATATCCTGCACCAAAAAATAGAGCAAGATCTGAACGTGTTTCTGCAAGTGATACATTTCCCATAACAAAGTTTTCCCAAAGCTCATTTCCTTCTTTATTTCCACCTCCAAAAAACTTTGCCATATCTTCAGCTTCAGATTCATCTTGAGAAGACTTTTTCATCCCTAGCAATCCAGTGATCGGATCATCTATATTAGCTTTTCTTCTTGCAAATGCCATAGCATTAGCAAATTTAGAGCCAATAGTTGTTTTTAAACTAAGATCTTTTAACAATGAATTGAATCCGTAATTTTCAAAAATATATGAGTTTGATGCTTTATGCTCTTCATCTTTTACCTCTTTAGAAGGTGTTGTTTTGGCAAATATTCCATAGTAAGGAGGTATTGATACTTTTGTTTTTCCGTCTTCTTTTATTGAAGCATCAATACTCTGAATCTCAAAATCCCATAGCTTCATTTTTGAATTTAATCTTTGTGCAAGCTTTAACATTGCAACGTCTATTGAAACTCCAGGATTTCCAAAAGCAGATTTAATTAAATTTAAATTTACATAGATATTTCTTAGATAACCGCTTGTTTTATTATCTGCGACAGCAAAAGCGGGTGCTTTATTTAGCGTCTTTGCAAGCTGCAAATAAACGTTTGGTGTAGGCTCTTCAATATCACCTTGCCCTATTGGAAACCACTGTTCTGGCGTCTGGCCTGGTAATAGAAAGTCTGAAGAAAACGTTACAAGCTTTTCATGATTCTTAATCTCCACAGACCTATATTCTATATTTGGCGGAGGTGCAGATGTTATTCTTCTACCTGGTGTATGAACATTTCCACGCCCATCTGATCCGCCGTTGCCGTCTTCAGAATTTGTCACTATAACTGACCTAAAGTGAGGACCGTCGTCGTCTGATTGTGATGCTCTTTCAGCATAATAAGAAATTATATTGTCTTCTAGCCATCCCCACTGGATCCATATTTCAGTCTTAAATTTTGAATTTCTTCTTATATTTCCTTTTTCATCTGTTGTCAGTGCATTACCTTCAAAAGTTATTTCAAGATCATCGCCAAACCATTCATCAGCTTCTTTTTCTATTCGTTCAGGTGTAAACATTAATAAAACACCACCCATTTGCTCATTAGATTCAGTATCAGAATCTGTATCGTTAAAAGTTGGATAGTGTCTTACTTGTGGTCCTGGATCATCTTCTTCCCATTTTTTTGTCACATCTTCTGGAAATAATTTACGAAATATTTCTATGTCAAGTGTGGCTAATCTTTCTGATATGTTAACAGTTGTTAATGAACCAAATTTTTCTCTAAATTGTGCGTGTAATCTTTGAGTATCTTCGTTAGAAAATTCTCCATCATCAACAACTGCCTTGTATGTGCTCTGTATAAAATTTTCAATATTTGTAGCATCATCATACCCTGTCTTTGAGTTTCCTATAGGTTCTGGCAAAGCATTATCACCAGTATCATACGTAATTTCTTTTGAAAAATTATTCTGTCCTTTTGCAAGTATTGTTGTTGTACAATCAAATCCACCGTTTTCATTCATTGACCAGTCTATACCTGATACAATGCCAACTATACCTTCCCAATCACCGTATTTTTCTTCTGGCATTGTTGACCACGGATCAGGAGTTTTTGTTCCATCTGGATTTGTTTCTTTTGTAAAAAGATCTGGATTTATTTCAGCTTTTCCGTCATTTATTATTATAAAATTTGGTGGTTCTAATTCTGCTGTAAGTGATTTATCAGCTCTTACCCATCCCCAGTCTAATATGATTCCTGCTCCCATCGATAAGAATGACGTCTTTTGAAATCTTTCTAAGTCTTCCATTGTCCAGCACTGCCATGTAACTGTAGCCGTTCTGGTTGCGCCTCCTTTACTTCCTCCGTCAACATAAGAACATTCTACATTTGAAATACCAGGTGCATTGTTCCCAAACCTACTGACTGTTATGTCTTCGCTTTTTTCAGTATTGTATAAAGAACCAGGACCACCTGTTAGATTATCAGCACCACCGATTTTATTATATTTTAGCTTTGTGTCTATTGACTCGTTAAATAGACCTGTTATAACTTCTATTGTATCTTCACCTACACCAATCATTCTCACATACGGAGACTTTACTTCGACTGATTGTTGTGTTAATTTAAAGTCGTCTGCAACTGTCTCTGGATCACCGTCTACTTGCGAGATCGGACCTAACACTTGTTCTGAAAGCAGAGGTTTTCCGCCTCTGGGAACTGACATCGCTTTTAGCCGCGCGCTTAAGCCAACCTGAATTTTTCTGGCAATATTCTTTTCAAAACCCAATTTTATACTCCCGAATTAAGTGTCTGCAATTGAGAAAGTATGTCTCCTGTTTCGATTGGTATTCTTAATTCTGTTCCGACTTTTGGTGTTGTTATGCTAGGATCTAGACTGTTCGCTCTGCTTATTATCCACCATAAGCCACTATCATTATAAAACTTATATGCTAATAAGTCAAGCCTCTCACCTATTATTACTGTATGAATAATGTCTGTGTCTTTTTCTGGTATTTCTGGATAAAGAGTTGGCCTCTTATAATTTATACCAGTCTTAGAGTCTTTCTTTGAATTAGTAAATTTATATCTATTAAACATTATGTCTGCTGCCCTAAGTCTTTGAATAATTCTGTATAATTGTTTATTGCACCACTAGTATTTTCTTCTTCTGTTCCTACTCTATTCGGATAATTTGTAAATTTAGGTCCGTTTTTATCGTAAGAAGATCCTCTTAACCACGGTAAACCGTAATGTTTACCAGTTGCAACAGGAACATAACCACCAATATGAGAGAATTCTACACCTACATTTATAAGCTTTGTAAATCTTAAGCCAGGATCAGTTTCCCAAGTACTATCTGAAGGAAATGTCACTGTCACACCTGTCAAATAGCCTAACTGTCTGTTAAGAATGTCACCAAGTGTTAGCTGAATAATTGGTCCTGTCTGCCTTAGGTGTGAATCTAAATTAGGATAGCACTGTCCGACAAGATAGTTTACTTTTTCTAATAATACTGGAAATTCTTGTTTTGTTTTTGGATATACTTGAAAATCAAAGCCTATTGTTCTTCCAACACCTTTATAATTTGCAGTCCCTACTGGTCTTCCGACATAAGTATTTTCACTCCATTCAGGTGTTATTGTATCAGTTATGTCTCCTACTATTGCACGAAATGCAATTGCTTTTTTATTGTAAACATCATTAAAAACAAGCGGAATAAAATCTAAATCTTCAGCTGCTTGGTGTATTTCTTTTGCACTTTGTCCCTTACCTTTGTCTTCACCAATTCTTCCACCGTAAGGGATAATATTTACTTTATCAACTGCATCAGTGACGTACTTGTTTCCATCCATTTTTATAGCACCCCTAAATACTTCACCATCCTCTACAGCACCAATACCTACTAGACCTTGTCTTCCTATTGCATAAACTTTTTTCTTATAGTGATCTCTTGCGCCTTTGTTATCTTTAATATACTCATCACCAGCTGGTCCACTTTGTGTTATAAGCCCTTCAGATCTCTCACCTCCCTCACCACCAAGCTCTGCCTTTATAGTTTGGTTTAATTCACTTGCGCTTCTTAACGTATCTTCATATCTTAAAGAATTTGCACCACCAGGGTCAATATCACCATTATCATCTGCGCCTAGTGTCTTGTATGATAGTGCACTTCCACCATCAAATTTATTTATACCGTCAACAGCCTTTGGTATTTTAGACTGAATATCTGTTTCTATATTTTTTCTAGGGTATTGATTTTTATCAACAGAATCATGTGCTTCAGCTAATTTAGATTTTCCTTCGCTAGATTCATATGGGCTTACTTGAAAATCTGTAGGTGCAAATTTTGAGAAGAAGCTGTAAGCTGTACCTTTCTCTAATGTTGTTTTGTGTTCTGCTTTTTCATTATATTTTGCTTCTTCATTATATAACCTATTTCCTGCAGCGGCTAAAAGACTATGTGAATTTACAACATTAATAGAGGGTATTATAGGATACGGATCAGACAGCATAGATGATGCAAGATTATCTACAAAGTTTGTAAGAGAAAAGCCTTGTGTTGAATCTTCAGATTTTTGTCTTAACATAAATTTATTGTATAAATAGCCTAATTTTGGTGTTGTGTTAAGATCATCTGAAGTATACTTTGTTGGATCTATTGTTGTGTCTTTTGATATGCTTGGCAAAGTTGCACCGACTTTTATTAAAGGTGTATTTCCTCCTTTATGCGGATAAGGATCACTATATCTTTGTAGCGGTAGCCCTATTACACCGTGCCTGTAAACTCTATTTCCTGGTATAAAATTACTGTCAAACTGTAATACATTAAATAAGGACATTAAGTTTCCACCTAATACAGTTCCTTTCATTATTGCTTCTGATTGTAATAGCAATTGATTTGTCTTAAAATTACCTAACACTCCTGTTTCAGTCAATAAGTTAATTTGGTCATCAACCATTGCATCTGTAAAACTTCCACCTCTTGTTAGTGATATATGACCTTTTATTTCTGCGTCTGAGTATCTTTCAGGTTGTGAAGATAAAGAAGCTGCACCAAAGTCTTTTAATACAAATGGACTTTGTTGGTAACCGAATGTTGGATTATTTTTTGTAAATGTAAAAGACTTAAACAGCCCTTCTTCGTTTGATAATATTTCGTCGTATGTCTTGACAATTAGACTTTTACTTTTTAGGACTTCTAAATCAGGATTAATCTCTCCCTGTAGACCTGTTATTGTGTATGTGCCTGCCTTGTTTGAAACCTGATAGGACTGTGGTGTGCCTAGATTTCCTACATAATCATCACTCGTAGTTGCGTCGTCTAGAGAATTTGCTTTTGGTGGATCAATAAACTTTGACTCTATTAATTTTTTATCACCCGTAACAGTGGTGCCGTTTGACTCAAATGACTGTGGTTGAGGTGCTGGTGGATAATTAAAGCTTTTAAACTTTGCGGGATCTAGATCTTTTAGTGCCATTATCTTCCAGTCCTTATATTAATGTTGTTAACACCTGTTGCAGTTGAGTTTGTATTTATATCTACTTTTGACATAAGTGATATTAACGTATCTAATTTTTCATTTGTCTGTGCCATCAGGTCACCGTTTGTTGCACCTCCAGCCAATCCTCCTAGCATATTATTCGGAATAACGTGTGATCCCTTGCTAAGTGCAACAAGTTCAGGTCCTTTTTCACCCACCATATAGGTTCCTGACTTTGAAACTGGTCCGCCCTTTGCCATTCCACCACCAAATGCGCCCATATCCCTTGCCATTATTGCAGCATCAATTCCAAAAGATGCAGCTGATCCCGCACCTGGTGCTAGAAGATTTCCAAGATTTGCTGCGCCGCTTGCTATCTCTAATCCTGCACCGACGAAGTCTCCTTTCATTGCTCTCATTCCTGCAAAAGCTATTGCAGGTAATGCGCCCAACACAGGTATCTTTTTAAGTGCTTGACCACCGACTTTTGTCGCTAACCATTTTCCAATTCCGCCAGCCGTCTTCTTTGTTACTTGCTCTGCAGCTTCTTTTTGAAGACCTTTTTCTACACCTTTTGTACCTCCACCTTTTACGACATTCATTACAGTGTCTTTTGCACCTTTTAATATGCTTCCGGTTTTTGAAGCTACAGCAGTTGCCCCTGTAGCGATTGCAGCTTTGCCAGATTTTAGTGCGCCCATTGCAGCTTTACCTGCTTTAGTGCCTCCAAGTTTCTTAAATCCTTTTCCTAACATTTTGCCAAGTGGTCCGTTCATAGCTAATAAACCAGCAATTGTCATCAGAAAAGTTATCATAGTGCCAAATTTATCTGTGTGTATTACAGCTTCTTTTGCTAAATCTTTTGTCGTTTTTAGTGCTTGTTCTTCAACTGATCCCTGTAATTCTTCACCTGAACGGGACATGATTCTGCCAAGATCATCAGCACCCACACCAACTGCGCTTGCAAGTGATTCTCTTTGTAGCCTATCAAGACTTCCAAAATCCATTCCGCCGAGTTCATCTTGTATAGCACTTACCATTCCTTCCATATCATTTTGAAGAGCAGCCTGTCTTGCAAGGTCTAAGTTTATATCCCTATTAAGCAGCACACTTGCTTCAAATTCAGCGTTTAGTGATTCTTCAATATTTAAGAGTCCGTCTGCAATTGAATTCATTGCGCTTAATTCTATTCCAGCTTTACGTGCAAGGACTGCGAGCCTTGCCATTGAATCAGCAGATCCGTCTGTCATTATAGCTAACTGAGCAGCATTCTCAGCCATGTCTGACATTACAGCAGCTGGTGCTACATTATTCATTTCTGCGAATGCCATCACTGAATTTAACTGTGCTGATGCTGCTTCACGTGATAAGTCTGTAACCTCTGACATTGTCTGTGCGAGTTCAGCTACTTGAGATGCTTGAAGTCCGGACTGTAATGCGACTACTGCTTCATTTACACCTATTGATGCGTTTTTCATAACCTCCATATTATCTGCTGCTAGTCCTGCTTCTATCTGTGCTTCTCGTACATTTGCTCCAAGTCCTGTAGCTGCGATTGCTGCACCTCTTGTAAATCCTTGAGAAGCTTTTAAGCTTGCTGCTAATTCTGCTGACCTTGCAGCTGAACCTCCGATACTTTTCTGAACGTCTTTTGTTATTTCACTTACAGCACCAACTAATTTTTTAATGCCTTCTAATATCGTCACAAAAAGCACTAAGGGGCCTGATGTAAGCCTCATATAAATGTCATGTGCTTTTCCTGCCAGTTCGTTCCCTTTTTCTTTTGCATCATTTATTGCTTCTTCTCTGAGCTGCATTCGCTCTAGAGATGTAATTTGTTGCAACTGTAGCTTTACGTGCTCTTGTTCTGTTTTTGTTTGGGCTCCTGCTGTCTTTAACCTAGCAAGTGATTGTTTTGCAGAAGCTCTCATTGATTTTATATCTGCGTCTGCTAATTTAGATCTATCACTAGCAATTGTTAAAATATCAGTCTCTGTCTTAACTACTCCTGCTAAACCTTTTGCGAGATCTCCGCTTCCTTTTCCTTGTGATTTTAGCTGTGCTAAATTATCACTTACTTTTGCAATTAGAGGTCCTGCCTTCTTAGACTGATCAGCAATTTCATCTAAAAATTTTCCAAATTTTTTGTCACTACCTACCTCTTTAAACTGCCCACCTAATTTTTTGGTCTTTTTTTGTAACTCTACTAATGTATCAACTGCTTCTTCAGCCTCTTTATCAAAAGCTTTTATTGATTTTGTTGTCGCATTTATCTCTTTATTGAGACTTTGCATCTCTGCTTTTTCTTCTTTTGTGAGTTTTGTCTTTTTAGACAGAAGCTTATTAAACTTGTCAAAAAGGTCGTTTCTTTTTTCTATTAGATTTATTTCTTCTTTTGAGACTTGAGGCATTATACTACTCTTTAATAATCAAATTTGCTTGCTAATTTTTGTACTCTTGCTTTTTGATCTTTAGGCATCTTATCAATTTGCTGCTTTACAACTTTCATATTTTTCTCTATACCTTTACTAATTGTTGCAAGCTGCTTTTCAATTGCCTTGTCATGGCTTGAAACTGATTGTTGAATCTTTTTTGCCTCTGCGTCTTTACCAGTCACTTTATTAAATATGAATGCACCAATTAGAGCTTTAACAGCATCTCCAGACGTGAATTCAGTTATCTTGATTTTCTTCATGCGAAAACTCCTTAAATTTGTGTATAAGCTTACACATATAATTATCGAGTAATTGAATTATCTTCTACCTTTACTTGCTTTCTTGACCTGCTCGCTCTCTGCTTTCTTGGCATCGACTAACTGGTTCATATAGAATTTTCTAAGATATATTGGCATCTCGTAAAGATCCCCGAATGTGAATGCGCCTTCGCTGTAGTACGATAGCTCAAATATCTGCTTATGTACTATCGGCCTGTATTCGGGATCTACCGGGAAGGCCAGAAGAAATTTGTTGAAATGGGTAGGGCTACTTTTCCTGTCCAATTACACTCATTACAAAGATAGCCTGACTCAAAGTCAACATCTGGCATCATCTTAACATAATTGTCTCTGAAAGCTTTTGAGTCTAGTGCAAAGAATTCATTATTAATAAAACTATTAATCTTTTCTTTGCCTGTCTCACCGTCTACTGACAAGATCTGATACCTTAGTCTTGTTGTAATTTCTGGTGTTACTGCTATTCCAGCTTTTTTAACGCCATCAAGCTCTGCGTCAATTGCCTGTTCGTCTGACTGTGTTAGGATTTTATACTCTATTTTTCTTTTTGAGTTTGGAAGCTCAAATTCAAACTTATTCTCTGCTCCGTATAATTTCTCATCAATCTCTTTGTATTTGAATGTCGTAAGATCAAAAGTTGTTTCTTCTTTTGCACCACAATTAGGACAAGTTACATCACAAACATATTCTTTTCCGTATCCCAATATTCTTGCTGATAACATAACAGCATTCTTATCACCTATTGTGATGTCACCGAAATTAAACTTTGTCTGAACTAGTGATTTTAAAAGTTCATCTATTACCAAACCTTTTTCAATTAGTCCAACTGATGTAAGTATGTCTTCTTCTTTTGCAGTCATATACTTTACTTCAACTTTACCGTCTCTTAATGCATGCCCTTCAGGATAAATTAAACCCTTACTAGGCAAATCGACAATCTCAGTAGGAAACCTACTCTGTTGTTTCTTTGTAGACATTATAACTCCTTAATCTAGTTTCATGTTACATAACTATCTATTTTAGCTTTATTAAAAGAATGCCACAACTTTTAATTTAGCTTTGTGTTAATTTTTAGAACTGTAGTATTGCGTAATCGTATCTTAAAGTCAGTTCAATATCAACTGGATCATTTGTTGCCCAGTCGAGTGTTCCAAAGTTAGCCTCTGAAATGTAAGTTCCTACTAGTTGCCATTCTTCAACTATATCACCTACAGGACCTAAAACATTGAAAGTAATATTTTTCTTATAAAAATCTGAATATCCATCACGCCCAGTTACTGATTCATGTCCAAGTCTTACCCATTCCATAACTGCCTGTGCAGCTGAAGGTACAACTGGATCGTAAAGTGTTATTGCCAGTGATTGCCATTCCCCTTTACCTTTAACATATCTTTTTGTATTAATATGGTCTAGAGTAATGTCCTCAAAGGATATTGTTGGTCGTGCTGCTGTTTTAATTGTATATGCAGGAATTCCCTCTATATACATAATGAACCGATTTTGAACTTTTGGTTCAAATTGCGTGAACATTATATCTGTCGGATCTATCAGCTGTGGCATTCTATTTCTCCATTAAAAGTTTATTCTAATATAATCAGTAATAAATATCACATACTCAGGAAAAATAGCATAAAAGAAAAAGCCCAGATGATTAGTCTGGGCTTTTAATTGAGGTTGTGTTTAACTTTTTAGTTAAAAGTTGCTCCAGTTGGTTGAACTACGAAGTCCAATACGATAAATTCTACAGCCCTTGCAGGTTGTATAAATATCTGTCCAACTAATTGATTTCTATCAATTACATCAGGTGTATTGTTAGAATCATCCATTACAACTCTATAAGCAGTCAAACCTTGATTAGCTTGTACCGAATCTAAGAATGGATTAACGATATTCAAGAATCTTGCTCTTGTAGCTACTGTGTTATTTTCAAACAACAAGTATCTAGAAGAACTAGCAATGAATTTCTTCAATCTAATTAATAGTCTTCGTACATTAATCCTATCCAATGCTGATGGTTTAGCTTGCAGTGTCTTTTGTCCGAAAGCTACAACACCTTGACCAGGAAAACTTGCAATTGGATTAACTCTATTTTCATAAAGTAGATCTCTTTCTGCATGTGTTAGTCGTGTTTTTGCTTCCAATACACCTCTTAAACCACCACGGTTAAGACCAGCAGGTGCAAACCACTCATGTGCAACTCTATCATTTTGTGCAAATACACCAGGCATTACGACTGATGGTGGAACCCAGACAGGTAGATTGACAGTGTCATCTAACATCTTAATCCACGGATAATAAGTTGCTGCGTAGTTTGTATCAAGTGAGCTAACTGCATTTGTTGTTACTGTGATTGTATCACCCCATGCAGATGCATCAAAGATATAAAATGCATCACCTCTATCTTGAACCATCTGTGATGCTATGTTTACAGGATTTGGGTGCAATGTGTAGAGCAATCCAGGTGTAGCTAATAAATTAATATCAAATTCATCCTGGTTACTTACAGATTTAATAGCTCTCTCATAAGCAACTGATCCGCTAGCTGTTGCAGAAGAACAATCAAAACCCTGTTGGTTTGTAGCGGTAATATTTTTACCTGTGTTCTTCTTTATAGCAGGATCAACACCATCGAATCCACCTTGAAGCGGTACAAAGAATTTTCTCTGTCCTACAGCGGATAAAGCGAGTGAGATAGCTTCAGTTCCGTTTGAGAAAGTAGAAGCACCACCAAAGTTTCCTGATGTAGCTTTTGCAGATCCAACCATATCATCTAAACTAAATGATGGGTTGTGATATGCAGCAGCGTCAGATGCCAACGGCGCCAAGAAACTTCTGTTGTCTTCTTTTGAGAAATCAAATCCGTAAAAGATACTAGAATCGAATTGATTTGTCGTTGCACTTACCTGTGTTGTTGTAAACGTATTTTCTGGGAAATGCGTTGAAGCTGCATTCTTAATCGAACACGTCATTGGGAAAAGTGCTGCAGCGTGACCATAAGGTACTAAGGTCTTTGCTAGCGACCCTTCATTTATCTCTGCACTTCCTGTTATAAAAATATATTTGGATAAGTTTGGCCATTCTGCATCTCCATGCATGACAACTTTTCCATCTGAATCAACTGACTGCCATCTCGTTCCGATTCTTCTACAAACAAAGTTTGTGGATCTTGGATCAAGATTAAGATTATCAAATTGTTCTACAACTTCATCATCAGTCGCAGCGTAAGTTTGTTGATCTATTTTTCTAACTTGCAAACTAAACGTACCATAATCAGATCCTGCTACTTCACTTGCATCTTTTACATTTAAGATACCAACTTTAAGCTCTTTGTTCGTTTCAGTTTCACCATCGTGTCTTAAAGCGACCTTAAAAAGATTATTTACAACACCACCTTGCTTTTGACTAGTAATAAAAGGTGATGTAGCACGTGTATAATCTTTAAGAAGATTTAGAGTTGTGTTAGAAGCAGTAACAGATCCAGTTAATTCTGTTGCGCTTAGTGCTGCTAAATATGTTGGGTATTGTTTGTATATGTAGAAAGGTGAGTCCGATCCAGCTGCTTTTCTAGAAATTGGACTATCGCTAAATACATCTTTATAGTATTTGTTGCTTGAAGCATCAAAAGAAGCAGAAGTTTGATAACTACCTGTTACAATATTCCACGCACCTGCTGTACCTTCGATTATTGTTTTAACCAATGGTGTTGCTTGTGCTTGTACTAAGTTATTTGGTGCTAATACTAATCCTAGCTTATGATCTGTTCCTCCGCTTAATTCAACGCCGATTTGAACAACATTAGCTGAATAGCCACCAATTCCTAATACTCTTACAATTGTTACAGTTCCTGCACTTCTTAGATACTCTTTAGCAGTTAATGGGACGTAAAAACGTTCGTCTTGTGACCCAAACATTTCTTCGAATTCTTGGAAATTACTAATTTGTGTTGGTACAAAAGCAGGACCCCTTTTTGTAGGTCCTATTAATGCAGCTCCAATATCAGCTATTCCTTGAGGAAGAAACGACAGATCTTTTTCACGAGTAAATACACCCGGTGAGACTATTCTCTCTGCCATTGAATTTCTCCAGTTAAGTGTTAACAGTGTATAGATTTAAAAATAAATATACACTAAAATAGCGAAAATGTTATTTTCGCAGGGTATATATTTTTAAGTTAAGCTTCTTCTGCTGGAGCTTCTTCAGGTTGTGGTTGTGGTGTAAACACTCCTGTTTCAGGATTTAAAGATCCCGGACCGTACTTCTCATTTAATTCTTGAGCAGTAGCAGTCTCTTTTTCATTTAATTCTTGAAGTTCAGTCATTAGAGATTCTTCTAATTCTGCAAGACGATCAGCATTTCTATCATGTGCGATTTGTTGCATTTTTAAACCACCCATCTTTACTTGCATATCATTGTATCCTGTTTGAACTTCTTGAAGAGATTTTAACTCGTCTTCAGTGAATTTAATTTCATCAGCCATTGTATAACTCCTTAGATAATTTTGATTGATTTATTTTTATAACAAGTTCATTAATATATATTTAACAAAATTGCAAAAAGTTAGTTTTTTTACCACGGAAGTCCACTTTTTTATTAAAGTTCTACTACTTTATATTTTCGTCCTGTATCATCAGAACCAGATAAATTATACATTTTCATATATGCGTCTTCTTCATGCTCAAATTCCCATACTTGATCAGCTGACCCAGATAGCTTTGCAACAAAAACATTTCTCATTGCCCATGTTGGATCTGATGAAGAAGAAGGTGCAGGATATAACTGCTTGACTACTCTGAATTTGCTCACACAGATGATCCTGACTCTTGTTGATACCTATTCTGATATGAAGAATGACTTACAACTTGATGAACAAACTCATCTTTACTTGCAGATATCGCTGAAATAGAAGCATCATCCATTAATTTTGGAACCCATTCGTCTTTCATTCTTTTATAACAATTAGAAATCTTTCCTGTCAGAGCTCCTTCTACCCAATTGTCCATGGGATTGTTTTGGTTATTTATGTCCCATAGGTCATTTTTTAAAATTAACATATCTGTGTCAGATATTGATTGTGATATTGATGTTGCCATTTTTTACTCCTAATATTAAATAATTATTTTATGCCACTAAATAGCCCCAAAAAATTGAGTGAGCTGTTGTAGAATTACCAATAATATCTGTTTGTGATGTACCACCTGAAGAAAATCCATTGATCTCAGCTGTGTCATTTGCATCCATATCTACCAACGCACTATAGTTTATTGTGTTATATAGGCTTGTGTCTGATGACCATTTATCAGGTTCAAAAAAGCATGTATAATTCCTATTTGATGTTACTATTCTAAAATTATAATACGTTGCTGCAGTATCAATACTCTGAAGTCTTAAAGAAAAACCTAACATATATTTTCCAGCAACTGGTGCTGTAAATACATTTGTACTGTTATTGTAATCTGAATTCTGATCAAAACTCTCAGTGTTAAAATCCATAGTTGTCGGACTAGAAGAGCTATTCGATATATTACTATCAGTAGCAGAATTTCTTGCCAAGAATGCAACTGTGTATGGCATCATTACATGTCCAGCAGAGTCTATATTTATCCTGCTATATCCTTGTGTTCCTAAATGTAAATTTCCAGAATTAGAATTCAAAGCTGCTTTACCGCCTATATTTTCTATGAATAGTGAATTACCGTTTCCTACATAATTAAACTCTGCAATCTTTTGTGTGAATGGAGACTCACCAGCTGCATTAACTTTTAATCCAGCTCCAAGAGTATAAACATGTAGTTTAGTGTCAGGAGTTGCTGTTCCTATGCCGACATTGCCATCTGCTCTAAAAATAACCTTTTGATTACTTGCTTGGTCACGAATACTTAAAATTGCTTCACCTGAATCAGCCCCAGCCCTTATCAATACTCCTTGACCATTATCAGCATCTGTGTTGTGAAACAATGCTGCAAAATCACCATCTACTGAACAACTAACGTGTAAAGGATATGCTGGATTTGTTGTGCCAATTCCAAAACCTGTTGAATTTAATACTGCTCTAGCAGTACCTCCTGTTATAAGTCTCATATTGTCACTTAAATCACTTCTCCAACCTGTATTTGGATCATTTAACATAGCAAAACTTGGTGTTCCATCAGTTCCATTACCAGCATATATTTGTTCATGTGCGTATATGTCACCTGTAG